GCGTCCGCAAGCGTAACGTCGGCCAGTAACTAACTGGTAATGATTGCCCGCGATAATTAAGTAAACGCGCCCCGGGGTTCTTTTCTCTTTGTTTTCCCGCAGCCATCGAGCCAACGTCGGCCCTTTGCCTCTGGGGTAAACGTGAAGAGGAACGTAATCGATCCCGAGCTTGGTTAACACCAATCGCAGATTGCGGTCGTTAGCCCCGCGTACCGCGCCTCGATGATTACTAAAACGTCGAAACCACGAAGCACACTCGCTTGTGTCTTGCCCAGTCAAAAACGATAACACGGCAGGGCCGCAGTATCGGTTTGAACGCGCAGGACGGTTCAATGAAAATAATTTCATAGAGTTCTACCTTTTCTCTAATTGTTAAAAAACTTAACCGTTTCCAAAAAGAAACAGCTATCGAAACGCTGAAGGGTTTATTCAGCTAAAACCATTATCCCATAAATTATGTGTAAACGCAAGCTTTTTATTTTACCTTTAAAATCAACAACTTAGGGGTACTTGATTATCACATAAAAATATGATAAGCTATAAGCTTGATAATTTAACTAGGAAAGGGAATCATGGGCAGACCGAGCAAATGGCCGGACGCACTAGTGGCTGAAATTCGGCACCAACGATTTGAACAGAAACGGAAAGTGGCGTGGTTAAGTGAAACATATGACGTACCTATCGATACCGTTCGGGATTGGCTCTTTCGAGGCCGAAGAACCGAACCCACTAAAGACAACGCATCATTGCACGAAATGCGATAAACCTTTTCAGATGGACGCTAATTTAGATTTAGTCGTTAAAGAAGAGGGCATGACGGTCGAAGCAGTGGTGTGCTTGACGTGCCTGAGTAAAATGATATGGGCGTGGGACGTGGTCTATCCAGAGTCACCCAAGGACTACAGCTAACCTAGTTAGATCCCAACGCCTTGTCATCAAGCCGTTCTTCTTGCAACTTCTTCTCGCGCATCTCGGCTTTTAGAAATTTCTGATCTTGTTCTGTTAAATTCTCGCGCTTCCATGCATCAAAAATAATGCGTAATTGTCCGCTGATCGTGCGTCCTTCGACGTGCGAAATAACCACAATCTCTTCATATATGTCTGTGGGTACTAAGACCGACTTCCATTTCTTGGTATCCATTGCGCTCTCCTATCTAAGATTGTATAAGATTATATCATCATTTTATTTCTTTAGCATCGCCCCAGTTGGGTCCAAGGTCGATATCACACCGATTAGGAACCTCTAAAGGTACGGCCTCTTCCATCATCTTTGCCAAGCCCCGAGCTTCGTCGGCATCTTTTACCGAGAAAGCCAACTCGTCGTGGACCTGTAGCAACGGAATTTTCCCCGCTTCGCACACGTCAACCATTGCTTGTTTGGTCATGTCCGCCGCACTGGCCTGTATTAAACGATTTAGACTTTTCCATGTGTAAGCCCTTCTCAGTTTTGTTGTAGGGCCGTAGGCGTTCACAGCCTCGTCGTAGGGCAAAGCTTTAGTCATCCCGAACGTATCAGGTTCATACAGGTTAAAACGGCACTTACGTCCTCTCAGAGAGCGGATGCAGCCCCCAGACCGTGGATCGTCAAGATAGCGTTGTACGCCTTGGGTCAATTGTTTTACAAACGGTACTTTCTGATGGTACTGATTGGTCAGATCCTTGGCCTCATCTAACGGGATATCCAGTTGCTGCGAAAGCTTGTTAACACCCATGCCGTACATAAGCGCAAGGTTGATGGTCTTTGCCGTTTTGCGAGGCAGTCCTGATAGCTCCGCTACCATGCTATGAAAATCTGCATCCGGGTTCTCTTGATACTCTTTAATAAATTCAGACACGCCGCCCATTTCCATTTTGCGGTAAGCGCCAAAGCGTTTAGCGTATGAAGTTAGTATGCGAGGCTCTTGCTGAGAATAATCTATGGCCGCCCATTCCTCTCCCTCCTCCGGGAGAAACAACCGGCGTATCATCGGACCCAGTTCTGGATCGCGGGCCGGGATTTGTTGAAGGTTGGGGTTGTTGACGGATATTCTTCCCGAGATGGTTCCCCCATCATCCGAGCGGACTTGATTAATATGACTGTGGATTCTTCCGCTCTTGCCGACATACCGCAAGATGCTATCTATAAACGTGCCTTGGATCTTATTCAGATTCCGGGCCTGTACGATAAGCTTTGCGAGTTCATGCGGATGCTCCGACAGAAACAATTTGGTGAAACTGGGCGATCCTTTTTCCGTGGAAGGGTAACTTAGCCCCGCTTTATCGAAAGCCTTGGCAATGGATGCGGCTGCCCAAACTTCCACAGACATGCCCGCCAATTTGTTAATCTTGGCATACGTGGCCTTCTCCCGTTTTAACAGTTCCTGTTTAGTGCGTTCGGCCTGATCTACGTCTACCCGTATCCCCCGCTCAGTCATGCTCACCAGATGTGGCAGCAGTGCGGTTTCAAGCTTCCACACGTCCCACAAATCTTCGGTATTGAGTACCGTCTTAAAATGGCTCCATAGCTCAAGCGTGATCTCGGCATCGACTTCCCCGTAAGGCCCAACGTACATAGCGGGTAGCTTGTACATCTCACCTTTTGGGTCAACGCCAAACTCCCGGGCGGCTTCCACCAACGTCTTCTCTGACTTGGTTTTCCCCAGATAGTCATAGCACAGTGCGTTAAGCGAATAAGAAAAGCGGTTCTCATCGATCAAGGCCGCTGTCATCATCGTGTCGATAATGCGACCTTTAACCTCAAAGCCCATCGCTCTTATCCAACCTAAATCGTACTGAGCGTTGTGCATAATCTTGTCGCCGGGAGAATCAAACACCTTCTTTAAGTATTTGCCAATCTGTCTCGCGTCCATGTTGCCGCCGCCTTGATGCCCCACTGGAAAATAACCCTTCCATCCCGGAACGGCTATTCCGTATCCCACTACTTCTCCGTTTTTTGTAGGCCACCCCGGTCCCCGGTGTTTAAGGTCCGGGTCCCGTGTTTCGACATCGATAGCTATCTCAGGCGCGTCAAAGATCTCAGGAAAGGGATGCTCTGGGGGAAGCCAGTCAGACTTCGGCGGAAACATCGCCATTTGAAGTTTCGTTTTCATATCCGCACCTTTTTTATTTCGTGGATTACTGTTTCTCGTAGAATGGCTTTTTCAAAATAATGACATTTGAGGCAATACCACCCCACACGTTTGCGGGTTTCCAAATTCAAAACTTCTTCGCTTGTCGCTTGGCATTTCGGACAGGTGTTTGTGCTGAGATCATCACTCATATTTCATAGGCCCTTGTGTAATCGTCGGGGTCCACAAGATACAAGTCTTGTTTGGTACGTGTAACTGCCACGTAAAAAACCCGGTGTAAATCATCCGGGGAACCTTTTAAAGCAGCAGCCGTTAAATCTAAAAACACAACTACAGACTCGGCTTCCCCGCCCTTTGTTTGATGGATCGTTGACAAACGTATACGGGGCTTAGAATTAAACTTCTCTCCACGTCGCAGCAAAGCGGTAATGTACGCTCTGTCTACCGCCGGGAGCTTGTCCAAAGCCTCGTGCCAAACCATCGAAGTCGTAGCCAACAAACCGTGTTCCAGTTGTAGCTTCTCCATTGAAAAAATATCATCGGCCTCGCCTGTTATTTTTTTATGTCCCCGAGCAATTTGTCCGCCGTTGCCCGACATGTAATAGTAAATCGCTTGAACCGTGGGCAGTGAAACGTGATTACCTTTGCGTAGCTGCTCCCAACCATTGATAGCAGTAGACATCTTTTCGCTAACGCTGCGGGAGCCGTTTCGTTCAAACAAAAAACCAAGGCTCTTCAGTTCATTAGCTAACGGGGAAAGCATGTAGTTGGCTTGTGCCATGATTAACCACGTGCCGTCACTCATATCCAGTTCTTGAATAGAAGCTAATCGTCGTACTGTGCCTTCTTCCGGTTTAGGTCGGTAAACTTTAGGGAAACGTCGATGTATGCGGGAAACAATCTTCTGCGCGACGGCATGAACCTGTCTAGGAATACGATAAGACTGCTCAAGCACTTCGGACCCGCTATCCAAACTTTGGAAATACTCTACGTCTGCACCACTCCATCGGTAAATAGCTTGGTCATCGTCGCCCGCTACATACATCTTCTTGGCCTTACGGTCGAGAATATGAGCAATGTCCCACTGTAGTGGCGATAAATCTTGCGCTTCGTCCAAAAAACAAAAATCAAACTCAGGGCAAATGCGCGGAGCTTCTTCGGCAAACATCGAAAGCATATCGGTGTAATCAAGCAAACGATGCGTCTGCTTGTATTCCGAATAAGAACGATCAATGAAGTCCACTTCTATCCAAGGAAGCTCTAATAAACTAGCGTTGTATTCTGATTTAAGGTTGGTCTTTTTCAACCGGGATAGATTAATCAAACCAAGAACAGGGTGTTCCATCGTGGCCGCAGGGCCGTCTTCAATGTTTAAGTTGTTAGTGACGTTTAGCTCTATGCCGATTTTTTCAGACAGGTCATCAAAATGATCCCGCTGCATCAGGTCTTGCTTTTGTATGGCGAGAGATCGATAAGCAAAACTGTGCAAAGTTCTAAAAAAAGGAAGATCGTCAAAGCTTAAACCAAAGCGTTCGGCTGCCCGCTCTTTAGCTTCGGTGGCTGCTTTTCGAGTAAACGCTAGAAACGCTATGCGATTAGGAGGAATCCCTTTACCTAGCGCACCGTCCACCATATCAAGCAATCGAGTAGTCTTGCCTGTCCCGGGAGGACCAAAGATTCTAAACATCGGGGTTAATACTCCGCGAAGTATTCTTTTGCCCACGAAAGCCAGTGCCTTTATCGTTAGAAACACCTTTAGGTATTTTTTTTATTGTCCCGCCACTTTCTAAAAACTTAGCAACGTCGGCTTCTAATTTGATCCTATCCTTCTCCTGTTGCGTCACTAGAAAGGAGCCTCTTCGTTTTGGCCCATGTCCGGGACACTTATAACTACATTAGATAAGTCGTAAGACGGTATTGCCCAAACGCGAATAGTTTTTCCTTTGATCTTCATGGAGGTAGCTTCGCCGTTTATATCGCGCAACCGTTGAGCTATTCGATGAGACTTGTATTCAAAAAAGCGCGACTTCTTTAAAAACGCTTCAAAGTCTTTTAAACGGAAATAGGTTCTGTTTTCTTCTTCATCCGTCCAAGGACGGCGCAGTAATAGCTCCTCTTTAGCTTGAGCTTGTTGCATCAACGTACAGAACTCTTCTAAGAAATCATAAAACTGGCCTTCGATACTCGCGTCTTGAGACACCTCTATGATCGAACCATCATGCTCAGACATCTCTTGCAACAAAGTGTTAATGCGTCCTTCCCATTGATCCATTTTCATCGTGCGTGGCATGAAATCAAGCTGCTCTACACAGGATCGTTGAAACGCTTTTTGATTCATTAGCGCATCCGTCTCAAGTTCCAAGGGCCGTGATCCGACATCCACAAACCAAACCGGAGGGGTGCTGTTGTATTTTCTAAGGTTGGCTATCACCACGCCAGAGGTAGCGGCTTCTATTCCGTACTTGCGTGTTTTACACAATTCCACATTGCAGTGATTGCAGATCGGAGTGTCCTTACACTTGTAAGCGTAATCTTTCTTTTGTAGCTGCTTGGCGACAATGTTGACTTCATCCAAGCCTAACGGAGGATCAAGATATTGCGCGTTATAATTTAAAAACTCGCTCTCCCAAGAATCGGGATATGCCTTACGCAAGTACACCCCTAGGTTAAACAAACCGTTGTTACGGCCGCCTTCTGATATTTTTTCTCGTGCCAGTATCTGTAAGCACGGAGGCCCGTCTTTTACGGGAGTCGTTGTTTCGGGTTCGATGGTTAAACTGCCTACTTGCTCTGGAGTCTGAGCATAGGTCTTGTGCATATCAAAGAATTCGTGAAGCGAGGCTGATTGCCCGTCGTCTTTAATGCCGTACCGTAAACCGTCTTCGGCATCATAATATGGCATGTTAAGAAAATTTCCCACGTCGCCCCTATCGAGGAACAGTCTCACCTGTTTGGGAAAAATTTCACAGCCTCCGTAACCTAGCGAGGCTGCGATATGTTGCAGAGTTTCCTGCATCTGCTCTGCACTGATCCAATCTGTGGTAAACAGGAAACAGTGTGCCCCACCACTCTTGCTCCGACAAACAACAAGTGGCAGGTCGAGCTTTCTTATTTTTATTATTAGTTCTTTATGATCCAGTGGGTAAGTATCAATGTCAATACATCCCCACACGCAAGAGTTATCCTCGTTTATGGGAATAATCCCCATAGCATCTCCCTTTCCAGAGAGATGCCCTTCCCAGTTATCTAGGTTGCGAGGCGCTTTAACAACTTGAGCTTTGCCTACGGATTTACCGTTTTGAGACTTACGATCTATCCGATAAGTGCCAAATGCTGCTTTCAAGCCGTCAAAGATTTTAGAAAAAATCTCTGCGTCTTTCATCGCTAGAACGGTATGTCGCTATCGTTAACAGCAGCAGGTATCTCTTCTTCACCTTCATGTTTGACCGCAATCTCACCCGCCGTTACTGCGTTGGCAAAATCTTTAGCCTTTTTATAAAGGTCTACCCGGTTTTCTTCGATCAAAGAAGAATCAAGCGTCACATTAACTTGCGCCCATCGATTACCATCTTTCTCCCGTGCAAAAGTCTCCAACTTATAAACGTGGCTGTACCTTGCGGGAGTAAACGGGCCATTCTTGCCTTCAGCCACACGACTGCCGACAAGTGAATTCCACGCCCGAGACGGCTTCAACCCGGTTTTCTTCATACTGTGACACGCCATTTGCGTCATGCCGTTCTCAAGAATCATTAGTACATAGTGATTATGAGTTTCTTCCAAGTATTCGCCGTTGTTACACGGACTACCATCAATCTCCTGAGTAATGATGTCCTTGTTTTGAACGTCTCTTACCGTAGTAGGCATCGGGCCTTCTGGCAAATACTCCGCTATCGGAGGGGATGTGCCACGCACTGCGGGCCAACGTAAAAAACGACGTTGATAAACACAAGGGATAACCTTGATGCCATCCGAACCTTTGAAAAAGTCCAAGGTCGCGTCATTATAAAAATCCCCGTTCTCAATTCCGGGCATACTCTGTTGACCTTCGTCAACTTTGTTTCCTTGCAAGATTTTTAATCTCGGAAGCTGTATGTCTTCCCTGCCCATTGCAACGCCTTCCCCGGCGTCTTCCTCAAACATAGCCACGTTGGCTAATGCCGTTGAGGCTTCCTCTGTTTCTTTTTCTGTTACCGCTTTTTTGTTGCTCATTTTGAACCCCTTTTAATTGATGCTCGTTGACCCGTAAAAACCCCAAATAAATCCATCGGGACTTCTTGTCCTTTTTCTAACTGTTCCTTCACAAACGCTTTCAAGGTTTGCGGATGGACCTCTTTTTTCTGATCGGGGATATACCCGTTCTTCTGAGCAAGCTCCATAAAATCAGTCGCTGATGAATCTTCACCTCGTCCAAAAGGCACCGACACTAAATTCTTAATGATGTCGTCGTGTCCTTTCTCTTTCAACCACGCAAAAGCCGCATCCCGGTGTGCCACCGGAATCCTAGCGCCATACGTTTGTTTGACCTCAAGCTTACTACCGTCAGCTAATGTAAAAGTAGTGATGCCAACCTCCGCCATCATATCGGGGAGATCACGATCAGTAAGTTCAAGTAATTTTGCTTTCGCGGTTTTGAGTTGTTCATCTAGTTCAGCAACTTTCCCCTCCCAATTTGAGACTTCTTGGGCGAGACTACTAACTGTCTTCAAACCGTCCGTGGTAACATTGTTGAATTGAGAAGCGGCTTCCATATCCGCTTCCATTTCTTCTAACAAATCATTCATATATTTTCCTCTTCGTGATTAAAGGGTAGTTTTTACCCTTGACTTCCCCATATTCTCTCATATAATCTTTTATGTCAAGAGGGTAATTAAAATAATGTACAACTTTAAAACTGAACCATACGACCATCAAAAAACAGCATGGGAAGACTCGTGGACCAAGAACTTCTATTTTCTAGCTATGGAAATGGGAACGGGTAAATCCAAGGTTGCCATTGATTCCATAGGTGCGCTTTACGAACAAGACAAGATAGATACTGTCTTAATCGTTGCCCCTAAAGGAGTCTTTGACAACTGGATTCAACAAGAGATCCCTAGACATTTGCCTGATCGCATAGAAAGAACCGTGGTCCGTTGGCAACCAAACTGGACTGAAAAGTTTAAAGCCGAGATTTCTGCCGTTGCTGTGCCTAAAAACAGAGAGAAGAAGCAGTTAGTTTTTTTGGTAATGAACGTGGAAGCTATGTCCACACAAAAAGGACAAAGCACCGCGCTGCGCTTTCTGGAGCTAAACCCTAACAACATGATGATTGTGGACGAGTCTACGACGATTAAAAACCGCAAGAGTCAACGCACCAAAGCTATTGTGGCTTGTGGCCGTGCCGCCAAATACCGCCGAGTGTTGACAGGCAGCCCGATTACCAAGAGTCCTTTGGACCTGTTTAGTCAATGCGATTTTTTAGCTAACAAAGCTTTGGGCTACGATAATTTTTTTGCTTTCCAAGCGCGATACGCAGTGATGCAAAGACGGCCTAGACCGGGAGGAGGTCATTATCCGCATCTTATGGGGTACAGACGATTAGACGAACTTGGGGACAAGCTTGATAAGTTTACTTGCCGCATTTTAAAAGAAGACTGCCTTGATCTACCGGATAAAATTTACACGCGACGTAATGTGCCTTTAACGGACGAACAGGCTAAAGCTTACAATCAAATGAAAAGCTTTGCGTTGGTACAGTTGGACAACGGAGAGATGGTGACTACCGCCAGTATTTTGACGCAAATCATGCGACTTCAACAAATTACCTGTGGTTTTATCAAGCCGGACGAAGATGCTCCGATCCAGACTTTAAAGAACAACAGGCTTTCTCAACTGATGGAAATTATCGAGGAAACCTCTGGAAAGGCCCTAATATGGGCGACTTACACCCATGACATCTACGCTATCCGGGAAGCGTTGGCCGGGGTCTATGGAGAAGACAGCGTCGCTACTTATCATGGTCCTACGGCACAGGAAGACCGTCAGAATATTGTCGTTGAGTTCCAAAAAATTGACTCTCCCTTACGTTTTTTTGTGGGTCATCCTAAAACAGGCGGATACGGCATCACTTTGACTGCTGCTAACACGGTGATTTACTACAACAACAGTTACGATTTAGAGTCTCGATTGCAGTCAGAGGACAGGGCACACCGTATTGGTCAGGAAAAGTCGGTTACTTACATAGACTTAGTTAGTCCCGATACAATTGACGAAAGAATTTTGGAAGCGTTACGGAGTAAAATAAATCTGGCTCAGACCGTTTTGGGCGAAGACTTCCGGGGTTGGCTTGTCTGAGTTTTTTTGAGTTCACGAATAAACTCCACACACTCTTCTAAGTCTGCTTCTATCTGAGACAGACGGTCAATGAAGGCTAACGCTTCGTCGCCACTAATTTTTATTTTTATTTCGTTCACGACATCAACGAGGCAATGCCTTCCCGGCCTTTAATGACTTCACTGGCAGTGTCGTAAGGGAACATGGCCGCGTACTGAGAACGAGTGGTAGGGGAAGCCGCTTGTTGTCCTTGAGCCGGGGGAGGTGGAGGTGGAGTGGGAGCCATAGGCATAGGCGCAACCGCCGGTTGAACCAAAGGTTCGCTAGATTGTGGCGCGGGCCGTGGTGCGGCCGCTACAGGCACTTCTTCGATTGTTTCGGTTTCTTCCATTTCAAATTCAGGAGACTGTAAATATTCAGTAATGTTTTGATAAGTAGTCGAACCCAAAATAGTTTCTAATTGAGGTTGTAGCGCAAGATGAAAATCACGCACGTCTTTGGGGTTGCGTATTTTTCGCATCATTTGAGCGGCGACTTTTGGATCTTGAGCAGTTTCGATCATCAACGCCAAAGCAGCTTCGCTAGGTAACTTTTCTAAATATCTACTTGCTAATTCAGAACCTAATTTTGCTGAAACAAGCGACCCTGACGACCCCCTCAATCCAATCTTTTCTTGAATACTTCGCATAAAACCACTAAACGTGCCAGCGCCCATTGCTCTTGCACCGGCTGAAACAAACATGTTGTTATCCAAGATTTCTTGAACAAATGCTTGGTCACCCTCAAGAGTTTGTCCGCGCATAAGACTTTTGTTAATCCGTTCTCCTATATCCGTAATGGTAACTAAACCGTTACGAAACTGATCGTCTACAACATTTTCTTCAACTAACACGTCTAAAATAGTTTTAGGATTTTTCTGATTGCGATTAAGCGGTGCGGTTAAAAAATTGCCGAACGCGGCAAAGTCTATGATTCCAGTGTTGGGGTTGCGTGATTTTTCAATCGCTGCATTAAGAACAACCTCTTTAAAACCGCGCACGGAGTTACCGGCGGCTGTTCCAAACTCTCCGCTGTCGGCTCTCTTGGCTATTTTTGCCAAACCCCTTAAACTTGCTTCAGGCGCATTAGTGCGTTTACTTCCATCTAAAATTGCAAGCATAGCTTCTACAGGTCTTTCGGGCACGTCTAAAAACATACGAAAAGCATCAATGTCTGCTTTCTGCGGTCCGTTGTAAATTCCTGCAAAATCTCTAGCCGGTCCCGTGGCACGTTGTACGCCCACACCACGCTTATCTTTTTTGAGTTTAAAACCGGAACCTACAATGTCGTCGCGGTATTTATCTAACTGGGCTTGCAAAGTAGAAGCGTTTTTTAAATCTTCTTCTATTGCTTTCATCCCCGGCAGTTCTAAAACTTTTTGATATTTATTAAGGACCTGATCTAACGCATTTAGGTTTATTTCGCCGCGTTGTTTGCCTTTAGACCGAATGATTCCTTCTCGGTTAGCAAACACGTCACGCAAAATTATTTCTTTTGCCCCACCTAATTCGTATTTCTTTAAAGCGCGTAACTCGTTAGCTTGCGCGGGCGTCACGTTTTTAATGGCAACGTCCATCGCTGTATCCAGTTGTTTAAAGTTTTGTGCGGTCATCGAACCCGACGTAACAATAAATTTACGAGCAAGCTCTAAAGGGTCCACGCGCTTTGCGCCGCTGGCATCCTTCGCAAGAAGTGTTCCACCAAACGCTCTGTCAAAAACTTCGTTTTTAGCATACGACAGTGCCCGGGCATTGTTAATGGCTTGTATTTGTTTTTCTACCGCTTCAATATTTTTGGCCGTAAAGCCAAGTTCTTCTAAAGATTCTCGCGTAGGAATAGCGCCAGACTTATCAAATTTTCCACCAATCGTCATTATGTCGTTTAAAGCCCGCCGTGCCATTCCGCCGTAATAACCGGTTTGATTTCCTCCGGCTTCTGTAGAGCCTTTTGTCCGGGCATTTCTTAACATTTGAGATCGAAACTCTAACAAACGATTAATCGGCACATATGTATTGTCTATAATTTTTTCAATTTTTTTATTAGAATTTTCTACTAGTTTGTCGAGATTTGTAATCGAAGTGTCAATGCTGCCAAGGCGGGTAATTTTTTCATTTAAGTTGCGTTCTATTTCGTCAACGCCGCTGTTAATTTCACTAAGTTTGGAGTCATATTGACTTGCAATTTCCATTTGCTCGTCTGTCATGTCAAGCACTGCAAGACCTGTCGTTTTTTCCGTTTCTTGACGTGGGCCAAGCTCGACTAAGGCACGTTGTGCGGTTGTTTCGGCTTCTTTTAAATCATTGTTTAAAACATTAACTTGACGTTCTAAAACACTTTTTTCTCCGCGTAAGCTAGAAAGCTGTCCAAAATTGTTTTCGATTTCAGTCAGTTGTTTTTTGTAAGTGTCACGATAAAGAGGGTCTATCGATTCTTTCATAAAATCTTGGAGGTACTTTATGTATAAACCTTCGGCTGCTTGCGAACCACCTCGTGCAGGGTTAGTTTTTTCTAGCCAAAAATTAAAAATTTCTTTAACCGGCGCTTCAATACGTTTATCTATTTTTTTCCATGCCCTGTTTTCTGCTTGTTCGATTAGTTTATAGGGTCGTTCTATTCCGCTTTCTATCAGAATAGCAGCGGCGTTATCCGCATCCCCTAACACATCGCCTTCCGGGACATATTTAAAAGTGCCATCTTCTGTCACACGTTTAACACGACGACCATCTTGTCCTTTAGTGGCTAGTCGCTCACCTTGTTGCATGGCCCGTGCAATGCTGCCATTGAGAGCCGCTTCCATAAGCTGTCGATAATATTCTTCTGCACTAAGACTGACCGCTTGCATGACGGCGGGACTATCAAACTGAGCAAGGTTGTCTAAAATTGCCCCCATTTGTTGTACCGCTTCGGTAGATTGTCTAGCTAACTGTTTTTTACCACGATCAAGAGCGGCCGATCCCGACATGTCTGTTAACGTCGCTTGAAATATTTGCATAATTTCATCGCCAGTTTTTTCATAACCTGAAAACGGCGGAAGATTTTTTTCTCCTAACAACTCTTTGGGTATGCCCACGTCATCGGACTCTAATCTTCTGGCAATTTCTGCTGTGTCCACACCTTTGTACTCAGGAGGGTTAGCCCCCCTCTCTGCTACGGGAGTAGCGTTATAACGAGCCAATCGTTGTTCGTGAGCGGCTTGGCGTCCTGCGTCAACGTCATCTACTATTTGAGTTAAAACTTTAATCACTTGGTTTTCAGCAGCACCTTCGCCCGCCGCTGCCGCACGTGCAGCTTCCCGTCTACCAAGAGCGTAAGCTATCCCTACCGGAGAAAAACCCGTTGCAATTTCAGCAGGAATTCTTAAATACAAGTTGCCCGGATCAACCGTTTCAGCGACGGCTCCGGCTGCGCCCATTGCCGTACCTGCCGCCACAGCACCTGCCACACCTAGTTTAGGTGAACTAGCTCTCGCCGCTCTCGCCGTAGTCGCGCTTTTTTCTAAATTTCTTACCGCTTTTGCTAGGCTTGTTGCCATGCCTACATTGTTGGCCGCGTTTTCAAACAAAAAAGCTGACCCTAAGTTGACAGGACTTACGTTGGGTACAAAGGCCCCTGTGCCCGCTTGTTGGATTTCTCCTCGGACACCCAAACCTAATGCTTTCCCTAACCCTGTTTTGGCAGCACTTTCAATGGCACGGGTGTAAGCGAAAGGCGAGGCTAATGCGCCAATGGTAAACCCGGCAGTTTCGCCAAAGACCCGGCCCTTTTGTGCAGAAGGGAGCAATTGTTGATCTTGACGACCAAGGTCTAAAGTTTCTTTAAGTTTATCTATACCCGCACGAGCCGGTATTGCGGCAGCCGTTGTGCCACCGATAAGTCCGATCAAACCTCCTGTGACAAAACCAAGTCCTGCACCAATAGTAGAGCCAACTCCGTAACCTGCTGCTGCTCCAAGGGGACCACGCCCGACAATAGTTCCTAACCCCGATCCTATTCGCCCGCCAATACCCGCACCAACCCGCGCCCCGGACCGTGCGCCAATACCACCGGCTGTTGTTCCTGCCGTACCACTAACCACACCAACGGGAAGGGTAGTCGCTAATTCTTCAGCGGCCGCACCATAAGCGCCTTGATCACTTACATTAGCTACGTTGTATTGGATAATGTCTTCATCGGTTAACCCTGCTTTGCGGGCCGCGTCGTAATCGTAGTTACGCCTTTGAGAAACGTATTGGGCAATATCCGCTGCGTTCAGCCCTTCGACTTGTGCGGCACGAAGGTCGTACTGAAGTTGCGGATTGTTGTCAAAAGGAGAAGCCATTAGCGGCGAGGACCTAATTCAAACATCGACGGATCAGGCTTGTCTAATTTGCCTAATCCGATCTCATACGACTTAATTATTTTGTTGTAGTTATCAAGCAAAGGAGTCAAAGAAGTTAAATCTTCTCGCGCCCCAATAATTACTTTTTGATTATAAGCTTGTGGTGCTTCTAGCACACTTGTAGCCAAACTTTGAACCTCTTGCAGTTGATTCCGCATAGTCTGCAATTTAACAAGAGTAGTCTCGTCCATTTTAAACGCACCCGGTTGAGCAATTTCTTCAGCCAACGCTTGAATTTCAATAGCTAACGGTCGGCCAGACGTTGAAGAGTTTCGTATAAAGCGTTGCGTCATGTTAGATACGGCTCTTAATTGCTCGGAAGCTTCATCTACCTCCATATAAGGCGCAGAGGTAGGTAACCCAAATTCTCGTCCAGTTCCCCCACCTACGTTTAAAGCCCTTTTTAACCCACTTATGGGGCCGGTAGCGTCTTCAAAACTTAACGTCTCATCGACAATAAAACCTTCTGGAGGAGGGGTAGGTTCCAAGGCTGACCGAGGCTGCTTCATCATCCTTCGCTCAAATTCCGTCATTTGAGGATCACCGCCATTAGCCATTTTTACAACAGCACCCCCTTGAGCAAACATAGGTCCGACGTTTTGTTCATAAAGCCTAGCTGCTTCAATTACGGCACTTGGTAATACCGGGTTGGTAGAAACTTGAGCGCCTGTCCTTGGGTCATAACTCATAGTAGGTCGGCCCAAATACTCTATAGACGTAATAATCTGTTGAGCTTCGTCAGGTGAAGATTGTCCCGAACCAAATCTTTGTAACGCTTCTGTGTTTGAAAGAAGCCCCCTCATAACCCCTTCTTGACTACCCCCAAATATTTTAGTGTAGTCGGTTTGCATACTGGAAAGAGCATTTATACGATCTGTCGTAGCGCGGTAAGCATCAAGTCCTAAATTTTCCACGTCTAAGATTGCAGAGGCTTTCTTTAGCTCTTCTTGCAATTTGAATTGAGCGTCTTGATATTTTTGCCTAAATTCTGCTTGTTGTGCCGATAAAGCCGCTGCTTCTTCTTGCAAATTCATGCCAAACTCTGTTGCTTCTCTTTCTAAATCAATACCTTGCTCTTGCAATAAAACATTCCATTCGCGTAAATATTCAAGCGAATCGGCGTTTTGCGCTGCAATGCCTTGTTGCGATTGTCTGAACTCCGATAGATCTGCCAAAGCGTCTTCGTCTAGCTCTAAACGCCTAACGACGGCATCTAAATTTTCGTCGAACTGTCGGCTGTTTTCCGCAATGTTTCTACTTTGTATTTCTAAAGCGTGAGCCTGTTGATCGTCTTGTAAGCCCGCTCGTGCAGCAATCTCTAAACGCGCAGTTGCACGGGTTTCAAGTCCGCGTATAGTTGTTAAATCCGCTTCGGCGTTCTTTCTTGCTTCAATAAGACCAAGTTCAAACTCGTTTAATTTTCCGTCTCGCTCTAATTGAGCAATCAGATTGGCGTCTATTAGTCCTACTTGAACTTCGCCACGCTCATTAATCAGTTCTTTTTGGACGCCGCCTTGTTTTAAAATTTCCTCTATACGTCGGGTTGTTTCTTTATCAAACAAGCGTTCCGTTAAGCTGTTTCTTTCTGTAGCTAATCGTTCTTGAAGTTGCCGATCGCTTTCACCTTCGGTTCGTTGAAACCTTCGATTAAGTTCGTTTTCACGTCCCGTAAAGCGTTGCCCCTCTACTTGACTGGCTAAAGCTCCTGCGCCCCGGAACATATCGGATTGAATGCCCCGTGCAGCGCCAATTCTAGCCGCCTCGGCCGCTTCAGCGGACTGTAACGCTCCCGCTGCTGCCCCACGCTCTATGTTACGCAATTCCCTAGCTCCGGCTCCTGCGCTTGCGACTACTGGTTGAGCAGCAGAAGCAAGCTGCGAAGCTAAAGGCTTGCCCGCCATCGACTGCCCTGTGCGAGGGTCTGTGCCAGAAGCAAGATTCAAACCCGCTTGAGCAATATCAAAATAAAGTTTGGACTGTAAATCTTGTTTAGTTTGATCTGTGTCGCCCAACAGGCGTTGATAAATAGGCATACGCGCATCCACCATTGAACCAAATTCATCTGCCGTGGAAGGAGCCGTAAGTGCTTGATATTGATCTAAAATATTAGAAAGGTCAGGAGGAACGCCGCCCTGATTCATTCTTACCGGACCGCCCGCGTTCATTTCAGGTATGACTTCCTCTACGGACTGACTCATCATTAGTTCGCCAATGCCCTGCCCCATCGGAGTAGGTACGCCCATCTCGGTTTCCATGTCAACTTCGCCAGAAATGCCTTGCATCAATTCGCCAATGCCAGAGTCCATTGCGCCCTGCTCTGTCATCATAATCGTAGGCTGAACAAGCGTTAAAACAGATTCAGGAGTAGCCGAAGCGTCACGTTCTCCTACAAAGTTAGCCAGTTCGTCATAACGCTCTTGTAAAGTCCGGTCATCACCACGCATGGCGTCGATCAATTCTTCGGTGCTGTCAGCGGTGTCTATACCCGTCATCATTTCGTCAAGATATTCTTGACCTAACGCTTCTCCCTGTTGTGCCGCCGCATTTTCTGCCACTTGCACTTGAGCTTCCGGGGCTGGACCGGGAGCCGGGAGCATGGGAGGGGGCATCATTGCCGGGTCCATCATGGGCATAGGTTGGCCGCCATTTGCCAAACGGTTCATTTGAGCGCGTAAATAATCTTTTTCTCGCAAATCACGGGCATATTCTTCCCGTGCATCAATCCGTCCAGCGCCACTACCGTGTGTTCTAGGTGCAATTCGGTAAATCTCGTCGTCAACATTACGGATGGTGCGCTCGTCATGACGCATCAAGCCGCCGCGATTCATAAACATTGGTCGATTGAGTATTGTCATATTAGAAGCCCATTCCCATAGTCCGCGCTCCTTGTACTGCGCCGAGTCCTGCTATGCCGAGTCCCAAAACCTGTTGTGCTGTAGAAGGTTGTTGCCCGCCGCCTTGCGTCGTAATAGTAGCTTGACTAGTCGGTGTACCGCGAGAAATGTCCGACAAGAAACCAAGCTGTTGATAAGGGGCGGCTAGTCTTTCTACGTTGCTTTGTCTGACCGCATCTAGCTCTGCCTGTTGCTGTCCACGTTGCATAGCACCTAATGCGGTAAGCGTTTGAATGTCACTTAGGTTTGAGCTTTGTGCTAACTGGCCTAACCCGGCCTGTTGTAAGCCAAGGTTGGCGGCCTGTGTGCCGAGGCCCGCGTACTGTCCAGCAAGAGAACCGAGTCCTTGCCCGATGCTTTGCATCTGCCCAATGTCAGCCTGACTAAGCTGCCCGTAGTTTAAGCCCAGATTACCTATGCCTTCTGAAGCCTGAAGCCTTCTGTTCTGCGTGTTCTCAAACGCCTGTTGTGCCGCGTTCCGTGCAGACTCATAACCTTGCTGGCGCAGGTTACCGGCGGCTCTACCTTGCTCTCGTAATATATTGGCAGCCAGTTCAGAATCCATAATGCCGGAGCGCGATCCACCAAACGCACCACTAGCCACGGCATTGGCGCGTTGCTGTTGAAGCTGCACATCACCTTGATCTTGGATATCTTGCAAGGTTTGTTGGACCACTGCATCTTCATAAGGGTTTTCAAAACTAGACACTTGCGTAGAAGGGTCAAACGTCCCGGCACTGGCAAGCATTCCTTCGCCCGCAGCCGTTTGATACTGATAAGGAATCTCACGTAGCTGTTGGGCTAACCGTCCAGACTCTAATAAATACTCTTGGCCCTGTCCTAACGTAGGAAGCGCCGCGTTTTGAATCATGTTTTGCCCAGCAGTAACTTGATTTAAACCACCTTGCAGATAAGGAGCGTAAGCGCCTAGCCCTGCTTGTCCCATCGTTGCCGCTTGTTTTTCTAATCCGGTAAGCCCCGCTACTTGATACGCAGGAGGAAGCGCCGACTCGTCTGTCAATCTGGCGCTTACAAGGTCTTTAACGTCTTGGAGAGTGCCTAGACGGAACGCTTCGACCCTAGGGTCTTCTCTGACTATCTGTGTGGTGGTTTCATTAGCCATTAGGCAACGCCCTCGTAACTACGCATTATTTCATACATTTTTTTAACGCCTTGATTTCTGTTGCCGTTTCCTGCACCGCGCACCGCTTGTGCGGTCATTACAAATTCGCCGTCAGATAACATGGCAGGAATATCGTCAGAGGTCCCTGTACCGGGTCCCGCTATTGCGCCGTCCCTACGTGGAAAATCTGAAGTAGAACCACCTTCGGCGGCGCCGTAAGGCTTGCCTCCTAAGTTATAAGGCGCTCCGGCATAAAATACTCGATAAGCTTGTGGATCGGCGGACAGTAAGTCGAAACCGCTTTGACCGCCCATATCAAAAGGATCGGGTGGCGCGGGAATTTCCTCGCCTTCAAAGCCTCCGCTTAAACCTAATGCCCCAAGTCCCACAGCCGCAGACGGACCAAAACGTCGTAGCATGTTAGGGTTTAGCCCTCTGTCGGTAATCTCAGCAAGAGCGGCGGTAGCCAAGTCTCTATAACTTTGACCCCCGGCAACGGCTATTTCCCTTGTTGTTGCTCCGGGCGCCAAACCTAAATCTTTAATTAAGTATTCTTTAATGTTTACCTTGCCCGGAAAAAACACATCTTTAGCGGCATCGACAAAATTCCCTCCGCCGTCAAACATATCTTTTACCGAATCCATAAAGCCGGGACGACGTAACGCTTCTGGGTCAAAACCTGTTCCCGCTTTTTGACCTACCCGACTTGCCGTGATTCCGCTTGAAGGGTCGGCATAAAAAGTATTTATGTCACCTCTAGAAGCTTGAGCATCGCGTGACAACTGAGCCAACGCTTCACCCGTGTTAGGCGCCGCTGTACCTGTTGCTGCATTAGGATCAAACACAGGATTTTTTTGATAAAACGTATTGTCTTGCGGTAAGGGCGAACTAATCACTTTAGCCGTTGTATCCGCCGTCGAAGCACCCGCAACTGCTGTTGGTCGAGGGGCGGTTATCGTCTGCTGCATGTTCTGAGGTAGCGAGACGGTTGGCTGTCGTTGAGCCGCCGCTAAATTTTGCGTTGTATTTGCGCCCGGTATATTGGCTACAGGAGCATTCGTAGCTCCTGTTACCGTAGTAGACCCTGCCGGAGCAACCGGAGGCGGTAACGCTTGATTAGCCGCTTGTGCCGCAGTTTGATTAAGCGCCGCTGCTTGTGATGCTCTCATTGCGTCGGGTAAGCCAGACTGCACCCCCGCTCTAAAGCCCGCCCCTAATGTGCCGCCTTGCATTTTAGAGCCAATGGCTCCGGTAACGCCTTTAAACAGTCCTGCGGTTAAACCGCCTATAGCACCCATCTTGAGCGCGTCTTTGAGACTGCCGCCCTGTATCAAGGTGCCTATGCCGCTACCTAAAGCAGAACCCGCAATCACACCAAGCGGTGTAAAAGATAACCCAATAGATAACGCAATGGGCGCTACCTTCTTAATAACTTTGACTACTTTCTTAACGGCTTTTTTAAGCCCTCTAAACAGCTTTTTGAGAAAAAACTCAGGCTGGCCGGTTACAGGGTTAATTGAATTAAGTTCGCTACCCACCACGTATCGTTCGGGATCTATGCCCATTGAACGCATTTGATTAAATAACGTAGCTTTTAATCGTGGGTTTTCATCAAACACTGCCATCGGGATAACTGTTTCTCCCTCGGCGGCGTGAACCATGTAGGTATCTTCATAACGGCCGTATTCTGCAAGCTGATCAGCTACAGACCGAACGCTACCAATACCGCTTGCAGGTATTCTTTCGTCGGTGTCTGCCCAATCTCCGGTCGTTGCCGTAAGAAAAGAAGCAATACCGCCTTCGGGAACTTCCATTGATTCTGGTCGCACAAAATCGTTCACAAAAAGACTCCGTTATTATTCTGTCTATTATTGCTCAAAGTAGAGATATTGTCACTTCTCATACGGTAACTGTTACCTGCCCAACTGCCGTCGTAGCCGACGTGCCCGCTAGGTAGGCTTGATTCGCTAATGTAATGTGCAGGACTCCGTTAACTTGGAACACTGCGCCTATTTCTAAGCCTTGGTTATTCTCTTGTAAATTCGTCAGCGTAAGGGTCGTGGCCCGTAGATCGCCGGGATTCTGCACCTGTTGAAGAAACACAGAGAACGCTCTAACAACCTCGGCGGTGTAGTTCTGGCTGTAATCAGCCGGAGCTTGCGGAAATAACGGCCTTACGACCTTGCGGGTACTCATCGAGGACGATTCCTGTCATCGCGGTCTTTTGGATTTTCGTAATCGTCAAAGCGCCTTGGTTCGGGTAAAACACGGCGATTGGCGTTTACTTTTCTATTAGGGTCTTTAACCGTTTGTTCTAGCCTAGCCATGCTTTCTTCAAGTCTAATATCTTCCGCTAATTGTTTAGGTGTTTTTGCTTTTAAACGGCTTATTCTAGGAACCCCCGGAATAATACTAAGCACCGATAACGTGGCTAACTGTTTTAAAGAATCAGAAGCGGCTATGTCCCCTATTTTTTCTGCTTCTAAAGCGCGGGCCGCTAACATATTTGCGTCGGCTATCCCTGCGGCTATCCCTACTGGAGGCACAAAAGTCTCTAACGCGGCTTGTAACGGCGCTTCTTTTAAACCCTGTAAAGTACCTGTAACCATGTTTTTAGCGTCTTCCATTACGCCCGATGGAGTTTGTTCTTGAATATATTCAAACACGGTTTCGGGCATTTCTTTAGCCCCCGCAAAAAAAGCTTTTACTTTTTCAGAAATGCTGCCTATACCTTGGTCTATATCTGCCACTATCTTCTCCCATCAGGGCGGACTTCCACCCGAGGACTGCCCAAGCGCCATTGTATGTCAGCGGTGTTGGAGTCTACTTTAAGCGCAAACGATCTGCCGCGCAGCCTAATGTATGTTTCGGTTGTAAATTGTTCCACGGGCGTTGTAGCAGTCTGCGTAACCGCCGAAGCCTTGCTCTGCACGTAGTTTCCACCCGGATAGTTTCGTGTCTGAAGAGTCATGTTAAGACTAGCTGCCGCATCGGTAGACGCCTCAAACGTTACGTCTGGGATCAACCGCGTCAAGAACACAAAGTCTTCGCCCTCGCCAATGCTTAACTGGCTGCTTTCTATAAAACTTGTAATAGGAGAAGCCGGAGACGTGCTGCCGTCATTTAACCCCGACTCTTGGTTGTACAAGTAACCATCTGTACTTGCCGCAACTGGAAAATCGTTAACTCCACGATCTAACCAGAAAGTTCTAACCAGATTACCGAAAGACCAGACTTTTTCTTCGTAGTTGTAAATCACGTACTTGTCGATCTCAGTAGAGCTACTAGACGGATAAAACCACCAGATTTCTCCAAAGGAACTGTTAAGAGAAGCGGTAACTAATTCTTTTTGTTCTAAATTAAAATTATTAAAAATGTAAGAGCGCACGGTGCAAGGCAGCTTTTGAACTTGTCCGGTGTAAATGTAGAACTCTTCCACGCCCATCCAGAACACCATATCGTCTACGGCCTTGGCAGCAAGCGGTCCCGCAATAGTGGTGTTTTCGGATATTTGATCAATACCAAAGGTAAATGGCGGTCCAAGAAACTGCATGGCGTGAAGCGACACGTCGGTAAACACCAGTATCTGTTGTCTTGTCTCTACCGCGCAAACAATCTCTGAACCTACGCCAACTCTCAAATCACCGGCTGTGTTTTCTACGGTAGCCGCCCATGTGGTCAAAGACTCTTGACTGCTAAATCGGATAAGCAAAGGGTCCTGTACGCCGGGGTTTGTTTCGGAATCGCATCCAAATACGACTACGTGACGATCTCTATCACTCACTAAAACTTGCTTGGCGACAGTAGGCGTTGTGGTATCTGTGCCTAGGGTAGATAAGGGTACAGCGCGATCAGTGCCCAAAGTGTAAGCACTGACATCCCAATAATAAATATTGCCGTCACGCACATTAAAAATAAGGTCTTCACCAAAGTTGTCCTGCGTGTATACCCGTAATTCGGTAGTAGAGGTAATGGTAATAGAAGAACCCCAAGTAGAACGGCCCCAAGTTCCAGCACCCCATCCAGTACCAGCCACAGCCAAAGTTAACCCTGTGTTAATTTGATACTTGCCAACTACAGAAGCGCCGCCGTTACCGGTGTCAGACCCGTTTGCTACCACAAGTGTAGGACTTACCTGACCGTCAACGGTAATATCTTGAATAGTGGTTCCCGCAACACGGGCTTGAATCTTGTAATTACTGTTATCGACTATTTCAGTAATTTGATATTCTTGATTTAAAACCCCGGCGGTAATCGTCCCGCCCAGTGTTGCCGCTCCCGAAAAAGTTACAAAATCATTGACGACTGCCCCGTGAGAAGCGTCAGTGACGGTTAACGTAGATTCTGTGTTTACCGCCGCAAAGGTTACATCTCCGGCTGCGGTGGTAGCTCGCAAAGGAGTAATATCGTAATACTGCCCCCCTTCGTTAATGTAATACTTTTGAGAAGTGCCTACGCCCGTGAGCCGTGAGCCGCCTAGCGTTACCCACGTATGCAAAGCGCGACAAACGCCCAAGAAGCTATAGATCGAAGTCTTGACCCACCCGCCAATCTTTTCAGGCAATCCTGAACGAAATCTTACCTTCTCTGAATCGAACCAACCTCCTTCGTTAGTATAAGAGGTAGTTTCCCTGTTCACGCCCGGTCTAAACTGTAATTTAGTTAACGGCATTTATGCTGCGCCCACTTCAAAAAATAAAAACCCTGCAACAACCACTACAATTATTGCAATAACGACAGCTAAAAATGTTTTTGCTAAGTCTTCAATTAATACTTCATTACTCTTGGTTTTAGCTAGAGCCTTGGCGTTTGCTTTTTTTCGATCAACTGCTCGTTTCTTTTCGATCTTTGCTGCCTCTGCTTTAATCTTAACCCAACGGTGTGTCTGACCTTTGCGGGAGTAATGATCCCGTATCTTGTCCATCATTTTTTCGATACGTTCTTCCTGCTGGTCAATAGTAATGGCTTCTTCCAAAGCACTGCCTATCATTATGTCATCATTACCAGCCCGTCGAGCTTTGGAGATATGCTCCTCAACTTTTTCTTTAGCCGTAAAGAAACGGCCCACTTCCCCGGCCATGTCCTCTACTTCTTTCTTTTTAGCAATCGCACCCTGAACCATGACAAACGCGCTGTCCAAGGCTTTGATAGCTAATATCGCTTCACCTATCATAGTTCATCTTTATAGAGCTTTAGTTCTATTTAGTTCTGTCTGGACTGCAATAAAAAAATCTAAAAAATGCTCTACTTTTTCATCCTCATCATTAAACCTTTTTATTCGCACATCGTAATTAACAGGACGCTCAAAAACTTTATTGGTATCTCCATATTTAGAAATCTGGATAGTGTCCATCCACACCATAAAATCGGCATTGAGACTATCTCGCCACTTGTTTATAGGACAAATAAAGTCTAAAAAAACTAACCCTTCTTTACCTTCAGCAGCGGATTTCATTCTGTGAAACTGCCTTAATCGTCCGTCTAAAGAAAAATCCCAATCCTCTGCTGCCGTTCTGACCTCATCAGCGTTGATGTGTGACCCACCGTACTTTTTAACTAATTTCTTAGCTAAAGTTGTTTTGCCGCTATCGGGCAATCCTGTCAGTAAGATCACACACTTTTTCATAACGCATCGACTTCATCGTGAGTTGTAGCCGCATTAACAGCCGTGACTCTTGCTTCATACGTGTCTTGTGCCGCAGCCACTGCCGCAGCGTCGTACTGAGTGCTAGGAAATTCGTCTATCTCTTTGTTCATTTCTGTTTGCACTACGGTTCGATAGGTGGCTTGAGCCTGTCCTATTAAACTTCCCTTACGCTCATCCACCGTGATGTCTCTAACGGCATAGACAATCTGAACGGGGTCTACTGAAATATCAAAGGTATGCCCGTCATAAGTTTGACGATCTGCTGTTAAGTCTGGTTTTACCTCAACCGCTGATTTCCAACCCGCTTCCCCCGCAGGAGGCTGCGTGTCCCAAACTTGTTTTACTTCTTCGTTTACTACTTGTACAAATAAAGACATGAGTGTCTCCTTATATTAATAATTAATAATTAACTAGTTTTGAGTAGCATAGGGTGAGTCGTATTACAACTAAACGCAGGTAATGTTTTATTCCACGTAGTAAGAGAACCTATCTGTACCGGGGAGGAGTAATTAGTGGTGTTACCCAAACCTAGTCGGCCATTAGTTCCCTGCCCCCAAGTCCATAAAGCGCCGCTTGTTGTAACACCGATAGCAAACGAATCACCCGCAGCAACATCTGACCAAGTAGTCAATGCACCTACCTGTACTGGAGAAGAACGACTAGAGGTGTTACTTGTCCCTAATTGGCCAATACTGTTATTACCCCATGCCCAAAGAGTTCCGTCTGTTTTAACAGCGTAAGTAGAATTATTGCCTGTTGCCAATTTACTCCACGTAGTAAGAGCGCCAACCTGTACTGGAGAACTACGAGTGGTAGTAGTACCATCGCCTAGTTGACCATTACCATTTAGTCCCCACATCCAAAGCGCGCCGTCTGTTTTAATTGCTGCTACAAAGTAATTTCCCGCAGATATGGTTAACCAAGTAGTTAATGCACCTACCTGTACTGGAGAAGAATAATTGGTAGTGTTGCCTAGACCTAAATTTCCGTAATAGTTATACCCCCAAACATAAATCGCACCGGAATTATTGGTAGCTACGCTAAATTGTTGTCCCGCAGCTATTGCTGCCCATGTAGTAAGAGCGCCTACTTGAACTGGAGAGGAGCGGTTACTAGTAGTACCATCACCTAACCTTCCTTTGTAATTATTTCCCCACGCCCAAAGCGTACCATCTGTTTTATTAGCTAAAACGAAGTTGTAACCCGCAGAAGCCTTCAGCCACGTAGTAAGAGCGCCTATCTGTACCGGAGAAGAATAATTAGTGGTATTGCCTACTCCTACTTGGCCGCTTGAGTTAAACCCCCATGCGTACATTTGACCCAAAGCATTGATAGCGACAGTATGCTGACCACCCGAATTAACCTTACTCCAAGTAGTTAGCGCACCTACCTGAACTGGGGACGAGTAACTAGTTATGTTACCTACCCCTAATTGTCCATTAGCATTATATCCCCAACCCCATAGCTCTTTAGGAAGTGTAGGTAAAGGCCACAGACCCCGCTGCTTATAATCTGCTACTTCATCTAAAGTCCATATGCCTGACGCAGAACCGCCCTCGCCATCAGTAGGGCCAACAACAGTTGGGGCTGTTTTGTTGATAAAACCACCGGGCCACTTTCCACTCATTTGACTCTCCGCAGTGCCTTTTTCTCACTAAGGCGCTCTTTAATTTTATTAAACGGGGCTTCCCAATCACCAAAGGATTCTTGCCTAAGTAGCTTCATTGTATCGTAGTAAGGACACGTATCGCCCTCTTGCGCGTACAGAAAGTAAGGCATGACAGGAATAACCGTCCAAGTCTCAACACCCATAGCAGCCGCTAAATGACTGACTGAAGTACAAGAAGATATAACCAAATCACACGAAGCCGTAGCCTGTCGAGTGTCTTCCCAAGAATCGAGTGGAACCTGTTTAACCCAACGTGGGCAAGCTTCCGCACCTTCATCGCGTTGTAAGGAAATAAAATCCGCATCGATATCTTTTAAGGCATTAAACATTAACTGGTAAGGGAATTTCTTTTGGTGCTCCTCTTCAAACGCCATCTGTCCTTGCCATCGCAGACCAATGCGCTTACGAAACCCTTTAATAGTTTTAGGCTTAGTAATGTACGGTTCGCCTGTTAAGTCTTCTAACTCAAACCCAAGTGGCACAACGGCTGACATACCTTGCACATAAAAGTCGTGATAAACGCCCTGACAGCAATCGTGCTGGACAACCGCGCTTACGCCCTCTACATCGGTAAATAGTGTCACCAAAGAGCCAGAGCAAGCGACAATGACTTTACAGCCTCTAGCAGCAATGTGCTTGGCATAGCGTACTTGGTGTATCTGATCACCTAATCCACCTTCTAAATTAAGCAAAACAACGCCTTTAGACTTCCCATCCCACGGCGGTGTGGGTGAGTTAGGGGGTGAATTACCAAAGACACCGACTATGCGACCACGATCCATCAGTTGGTAGCCTTCCTGAATCTTGCCTTGACGCAGCACATACCACCCACGATTAAATGCCGCACGGTGATTGTTTGGTTCATCTTTTTCAATTTTCTGGGCTAACTGCCAACCCTCTGCAAAACTACCCATCCTAGAAGCACTTAGCTGAAGGTCTAAATCATGTAACTCAGGGGTGGTGCGTGGTTTGTCTAACCAAAACTCTGGCTGACAAAAAGTGCTGTAGTGATGCTTTAAAACGTCCCGTGGGTCTTCGCTATGCTGCTTCGCAAGCACTGGCTGAACATCGTGCATACCCGCATAGCCATGTACCTCTTCATCGTCTTCTTGGACACTTGTACCGTCAATAGCCTCAAAGTCGTAGTCAAAGTCCTCTAACCCCAAGAAGGCATGTATACGGTCAAGCTGTGCCTTTGGGTCTGCAATTAAATCTTCGTACTCAACGATACAAAAACATTCTGGGTCATATTCATAACCAGTTTGTAGTGTAATATATGCCGCTTTTAAATTATCTGCCAACGCGCCCGAATAGATAAAATCATCGAGATTATCGGGTTTAGCTACACGCACGAAAGAGGCCATACAGTCGGGTATAGAGCGCACAGTAGCAATAATTTTAGGTTTAGCTCCCACCACCTCAGTCATTGCTTGCATAACCTGTGGAATAGGCCAACCACGGCCCTTATCTATTACAACAGGCGCATCAAACTCTTTATAAAACGCATCAATAGTTCCACGAACAGAATCGACCAGAATCTTGTGATTTTTTTCATCTGATCTAAGAAGACCTGTTGAAGCCCACGTATTAACCATGCCGTCGATGGCAAACACAAGCCCAGATGTTGTGGACACATGAGTCTGTTTATTTTGGTTGAGTATTGCCGCCAGTACCGTAGAACCGGATCGGTGTACGCCTGACATAAAGTGTAATTGTTTTTGCATAGTATAAGTTATTCCTGAATGGCAAAACAGGAGTTTTGAGGAGCACGAAATGTGGAAATCCAAGAAGTTAATGCACCTACTTGTATTGGACTATTTGTAATTTTTGTTGCCCCAGTACCTAGTCCTCCAAAGCTGCTGTAGCCACAACTCCAAAGCTGCCCTGTTGTAGTTAAACCCGTAAAGAAGCCATTTCTAGCAACCGCATCTGACCATGTAGTTAAAGCGCCGACTTGTTTCGGACTGTTATATACAGTGGTGTAGTTTCCGTGGCCTAGTTGCCCAACACTGTTTAACCCCCAAGTCCACAAAGTGCCGTCTGTTTTAACGGCAGAGCAAAAGTCTTTTCCAGCTGTTCCCTCTCTCACTACCCAGTTAGTCAACGCGCCGACTTGGACAGGGGAAGAGTAGGAAGTGGTATTACTCTGTCCTAACTGTCCACTATTATTAGCACCCCATGACCATAAAGTACCATCCGTCGCAGTGGCAATCGTAAACAAGCTTCCTGTACAAGCATCTTTCCAAGTGGTTAATGCCCCAACCTGTACCGGAGAAGAAGTATTGGTGGTATTACCTTGGCCTAGTTGACCTTGTGCATTTGCCCCCCAAGCCCATAGTGTGCCATTAGTTTGAGTCGCCACAACTGAGCCTGCATTCGCCCCAGAAACCGATACTGAGGCCCACGTAGTAAGTGCGCCTATCTGTACTGGGGAAGAAATAGTGGTGCTATTGTTGTGACCGAGTTGCCCGTTACTAGCACTACCCCACGACCACAGAGTACCGTCTGTTTTAAGTGCCACAGTACAGTCATAGCCTGTTGATACAGAAGACCACGTAGTAAGAGCGCCTACCTGAACTGGAGAAGAATAGGTAGTAGTGCTGCCTAAGCCTAGTTGACCGCTACCGTTGCTTCCCCAAGCCCATAGTGTACCGTTTGCTTTTATACCTAGAGCAAAACCCCCATCAAAAGGGCCGTCCAAATCTGCCCAATTATCCCCCGCACCTAGTTGCACTGGAGAGGAGTAGCTAGTGGTGCTGCCTAAACCTAATCTCCCATTAGAACCACGACCCCAAACCCACAAAAAAGTAAACGGCGCAGGCCACTTACTCGCAGCTTTAGCTTGCGCTTGTGCTTGGAGGTTCCACCTACCTGAGTATTGGACACCTGATATTATAATTGGCATATCAATTCCTTAAAATTGTAAAGCAAGCACACCATGACTTTGTGACATTTTAGGTAAAAAAGACCACGCAGTAAGAGCACCAATTTGTACAGGGGAAGAATAATTAGTGGTATTGCCTACCCCTAATTGACCTTTGTGATTATATCCCCAAGACCAAAAAGCGCCGTCGGTTTTGATAGCGTAGGAAGTGTAAGGGCCACCAGCGATTTTATCCCATGTAGTCAATGCCCCTACCTGCACAGGGGAAGAATAATTAGTTGTATTGCCTTGTCCTAAACCACCGTAGTTGTTACCTCCCCAAGCATAAAGTTGACCAGCAGTATTGATCGCAAGTACATGATAAGCCCCTGAAGCTATTTTTAGCCACGTAGTAAGAGCGCCGACTTGTACTGGGGAGGAAATTCCAACGGAAACAGTGCCTTGACCTAGTTGGCCTCGATCATTCTTACCGAACATCCAGATAGTGCCATCTGTTTTAATGGCTGCGGCCCAACCATAACCCGCAGTTATGTCTAGCCATGTAGTAAGAGCGCCAACCTGTACCGGAGAGGAATAATTAGTGGTATTACCTAAACCTAGTCGGCCATTTTGTCCGTAGCCCCAACTCCAAAGAGTGCCGTCTGTTTTAATTGCATGACTAGCATAAAAGCCCCCAGCGATAGTGGCCCACGTAGTAAGAGCGCCAACTTGTGCTGGAGTATTGACTACTCCCGTAGTACCTTGACCAGTGGCTCCAAAAGCGTTTTGACCCCATGCCCATAGTGTGCCGTCTGTTTTAATGGCTAGGCCGTCGTTTCCACCCGCAGCAATTTGTGACCAGTTAGTGTAAACACCGACTTGTATGGGGGTCGAAAACACACTACCAGTAGTGCCGTTACCTAGTTGCCCAGCGGAGTTATTCCCCCAAGTCCAAAGCGTGTTGTTGTTTTTAATTGCTCCCGCCCAACCATAACCCCCTGAAGCTGTAAGCCACTCCGTAATACCCACTTGTACTGGAGAAGATCGGTCAACGGTATCACCCAAGCCTAGTTGACCTCTGTGATTATATCCCCAACTAAAAACATCACTAGAACTCAAACTGGTCTGGGTCGCCAATGGATCAAACCCCGGCTTTACAATAAAACCTTTATCACTACCAATAGGCATGAGCTACTCCTTACGAGCTAGAAATTTTCTCATAGCTTACGCTGTAGGTAATCTTGCTTGCTGTCCCACTGGTTACAGTGATGGAAGTGCCTTCCATTAAGTAAATAGCTGTAGTCTTATCCACAGCAATCACTGACGCATCAGCAGGGACGCTAAGTGTAGAAATAATTGGGAAAGCTGTCCCACTAGAAGGAGCAGAGCCTTGAGCTACCGCGCCGTTAGTGTAGATACTTATCGTTGTGTTAACCGCACTTGTGCCATCAACATTAGCCGCCACAATCTGATTAATTTTATAGACCAAGCCACTGCTTGCTGCGTTAGGCAACAAAACTACCTCCGACGTTCCTGAAGGAGTTAGGTAGGTCGTCTCACCTAAAATACTCGTTACTGCTACTATATTGGGGTTTGCCATTATATTTCTCCGTTAGAATCCCATGACCATCGCAAGCGCGATTGAAGTTCCTGCTGATATTCCACTAGCGGCAGGGGCTGTTGACTGCCACGTAGAACCTGTAGATGTTAAAACATTACCTGATGTACTGGGCGCTACAACTTGTACGGCTGAAGTGCCATTACCCAAAACCACATTATTAGCAGTTATAGAAGTTGCACCCGTACCGCCGTTGGCGACAGGTAATGTACCTGTAACTTGTGATGTAAGGTTAATCGCGGATAACGCGCCCCCTAGCGTTAAGTTACCGGAGCTAGTGACGGTGCCGGAAAGACTGATCCCGTTGACTGTACCTGTACCACTTACGCTAGTTACGGTTCCATCACCCACATCAACTTGACCCAAGGCGTCTACCACAGCCGCCCCAGAACCCGCACCATCAAGATAAACAATCTTGGCTGCGCCAGTGGGGATAGTGACATTAGCACCAGAACCCTGTGAAACATTAATAGACTGACTTCCGCTAGTAGCGTTTTCTATCCACATAACGCGAGAAACGGTGTTTGGCCCAATTGTCAGGGTCCTAGTTGACGTTAAGGAAACGCCAGAAGTAACTTTTAAATACAAAGCACGGACCGGATCAGCTACGCCATCAGCTACCGTAGTAGTCACATCTCCGTCTGAGGAAAAAGATGCTTGTGTAGCGTACCCAAGCGCATCCCCTATTAATTCTAGGTTAGTATTAGTGCTTGTACCCCATGTGCCACTCTCTGCGCCAGTGGCAATCTCTTTTAATCGTAAATTATTAACATACGTTGCCATTTTAAAACCTCTTTATGCTGCCATTGGAACCCAATTTGGTGTTTGTGACGGTTGTATCTCTATCCACATTGAAGTGCCGCCGACCGCCCCAGTTGCCTCCACTCCAGTTAAAATTGCCGTAATACTTGTGCTTTGCGTTACTGTACCTACACTACTTGTTGCGGATGTACCCGTTACATTAACAATAACCGGAAGACTAGCCGTTGCTGCCGTTAAAAGCCCTGTTGCAGATACCCCAGTAAGCGTAACATTGGATGTACCTGTTGTCGTTACCGAACCAATTGCTGTGGTAGCTTCTACACCAACCACGTTAGCAGTGCCTTGCGCTATCGCAATAGCAGTACCTACTTCCCCTGTTGCTTGCGATCCTGCGTTAGAGTAACCCCATCCGGCATCACCCCAATCTCCAATTCCCCATCCCTCTAACGGAACGGTTACCGGTATGCTTCCTGTAGCTGACCCCGTTGCAGACGTAGCAGCTATTCCTGTTAAGGAAATCGTGACATGCCGAACCACCGTAGCCGTAACACTACCCACAGCAGAAGTGGCTTCTACGCCGGTCACTGTTACAGTGGAGTCACCCGAAAGAGTCACCCCTCCTACTGCCGTAGTCGCTTGAACTCCTGCCGAGGTTTCTCCCCAAGAGTCATTACCCCAGCTATTTTGGCCCCATCCGTCTAACCGGATGGTTACGTCTGCCATCTTAGGCTATCCTAATCAACGCCGAAGTAGAGTTAAACGTAGGCATAACCACTGCAAAATCACCCGCACTTGACGATTTATCTGAACCAAAATCTAAAACAACCAAAGAAGGGTCGCCAGCAGCGGTGTCGTTGTAAATTAACGCTCCCCTTGCAGTTATCGTAGACGATCCCCAAGTCTGATCTCCAAACTCAGCAAAAGCTGTGGTTCCAGAGGCACTTGGGTTTACGTTAGTTAAATCTTTTCCCGGCGCAGCATAACCCGTTCCTGACACTTCGCCAGAAGCAGTATACGCGGTAGTGCTTGCGTTTAAAGTGGCGCTGTTCGTATACAAAGCCATTTTAAAGGTGTTGCCCCCGCTTTTTAAATTGTGTACTCCTTCCATAAGCTCTTGCTTAAAACTTGTACACATATAATTTCCACTAAAAGCCATGTCATAATCTCCTAATCAGTTCGGCTAGTTTTGGTTCCCCAGCATCATTTAACGCATTATAAATCGTAGTTCTATCACTTTGAATCGCTTCTTTAATATATCCCGCAACAACCGTTTCAATATTGCTTTTAAACGCATGAGCTTGCTGTTGTAGCACAGGATTGGCTTGATCGGAAATGCTGATAATTCTGTCCACACACCGAGAGGCTACCTCTTCAGGGGTAAATCCTCGGTTATTGGTAGTATGTACCATTACATTTCCAACAGACATTGTTAAATCGTTGGTTATCATGTTTTATCCCTTATCACCATTCCTGTTCTGTATTGATCGGTAACTTCTTTAGCTTCACCGAACTGTTTAAGCGCAACTAACGATTCAGCGTAACGCTGTTCATACTCTTGCATTAAACTTGGATCACCCTTCATATAGACATACGCTTCTATTAAACAGCCGTACAAAAGAGTTAATTCTGCATTTTGGCTTAACCATGTTTCTCCGCTTCCTGCTCCGGCAGTAATACTCGCTGGCCGATAAAAATAATGAAGCTCTACACTATAGTTATCATTAGGCGTAGGGCCAATAATAAAAGAAGTAGCGTCAAAACTAGCGTAGTAACGCGGTTCCCCTGTAAGCGTCCTATCAGGATTAAAACTTTGAATAAAATTTACGCTTTTAAAATCACAGAATTTTTTGTCATTACTAGAGTCAGTAAAAGACAATGAAAACGGCGACAGAAAATCAGTGGGCATGATCAAGAACTCATCCGTCTGGGTCATGTTTCCAGTAGAGTTTTTACGGAACAACGTCAACTGAACCGTCTTTAAAATACGCTCCTCCGCAGAACGTATAAAGATAGGCAGATTAGTAACAAAAGACGTTTCCGTATTTTGAGTATAATCTTGTATCGCTGTCTTTAACTGATCGTATGTAAATGCCATTATCGGTGTCTTCTTGTCTTTTTAGCTATTTTTTTTGGTTGTGCGCTAAACTGTTTTCCTGCTTTAGTGTCTTTTCGTTTTTTACGAGTGGTAGCCGCGTATTCTTTGGCAGACAAAGATTTTATTGCCCCTTTAGGCAAATACCTTTCTCCTGTTTTTGCACTCGGTTTCCCTGACTTTGTACCCCATTTTTGTTTAGTCCATTTTTTTAAAGACTGTTGAGATTTTTTCAAAGCCATTAATTTCGATAGCCTCCACCTTTTGCTTTGTATTGCTTTGCCAACATCTGAGCCTTACGCGCCGACCATTGACCGGGGTTTCCCCCTTTTCCGCCTGATTTTATTCTATTAAACATTTGCTTACGCATAGAAGGCTTCGTGTAGTTACCCGCCTCATTTACTTTCGATTTTTTAGCCTCTCCGCCTTTATTCATTCGTAAAGGACAAGCTGCGCCTAAATTTACTCTACTATTCATGCTATTAAGGCGTATTCGCCTGTCCTCCCATGCCTGAGTGATTAGTACAATAGTAGTAAAGCGTAGGCGCTCCCGTAGCAACTTCAATTTCAGTGTAAGCGCCCGGATTACCCGCTACGCCGTTAACAGTCACACCCGTGGTGTACTCGGTTCCACCGCTATGCGTACCATCAGAGGTAGTAGAAAAACGTAACGGATGAGTACCATTAGTACCATCAGCTTGATCTAGTCTATAGGTAGATCCTTCATTTAAGGTTAAGGTCGCTTGCTGTACACCATCTATATAATATTTGTTACCGGACCCCGGATTAGCCACAGTAATAGCATAAGTGGTTATCGGCGTAGCACTTACAGAACCTACCGCACTAGTGGCCGAGACTCCTGTTAAATTAACGGTGACTCCGGCTTCCACACTGTTTACGCTAACTTGGCCCACAAAACCAAAAGCAGTGAGGTTCCTTAAATTAGGGGCTTCAACCAAAGGAACTCCAACATAAATAGACAACACCATCGGTGTGGTTGGGCGTGGATTCTTCAACGCTTGCGGATCACTAATATGTTTCCGAGGATCAAGTTGAGGTTGTTTTTTTTCCCACTCATCCGGCCCTACTAAAGAACCTGTCCACTCAAGCCGCATATCATTAAGCTTATACACAAAGCCGGAACGATCCGACACGCCTAGGGCGTATTTGCCTTGAGCAAACTTACCCATTAATTAACCCTCGCATACGCCACAGAGGGCTGTATGGTAAAGGAGGCTCTGTCTCTATCTTCCGTTGCCGCAACAATAAATTCTTCTTCGTACAGTGTTTTAAGCAACGTAGTGCGATCAGGGGCAATTTTAAGGGATAGATAGTAAGCAAGTCCGGCGGTTAAACAAGGGTAAAACCGAAAAGGTACTTCCATTGTATTGGTAAAAGTATCCGCGTCTTGTATGCGAGTAAGCCGGTTGTACACAATAATATCCGTATTGTTATTCGGGGTCGGCCATACTTCTAACTGAGGCGTGACCAAACGGTTCAAGAAAAACTGATCTACTCTTCCTGTAGTCGTTTTATTCGGTATTACCAGATAATCGTCTCTACTTACCCGAGGTATAGAATAGTCCGTGTTGTCTCTTCTTAAAACCGCGCTCAAGATATCAATTGTTCCGCGAACATCTAAAAAGTCTATTGCCGCTGATAGCGTGGTGGCCGTACCGGTAGTTCCGCCTGTAATCACTTCCCCATTAGAAAACGAACCTACCGGAAGAGTAATAGCAAAACTCGTTGCAGAGGGAATGCTGGTAATTTGGCACGTTGCACCACTAGTTCCACCCGTTAAAGTTTCACCTATAGTGAAATTAGCAGAAGCTGCAACAGACATAGTAAGTATTCCACCGGGATATACACGTATGTTTGCCGCTAAAGGCATCGTGGTTTCTCTAATCGTCCATTGATTTAGCCCACGGTTTGCCCATTCTGCTAACAATAGGTTCAAAGAGCGTTTGGCTGTTTTTAAGTCGTAACCAGTACGCACTGTTTTTCCACAACGCTCAAAAGCCTCTTCGATGTAGTCCGCTACATCTAGCTCAAAATCGGTAGAACCAGAGGTAGTCATTAGCGCCCTCTAGGGCCTTTTACCCGAGACATCTTCTTTACCGCCGCCATGCCGCCACCGCGCATTTTAACGGGCGACTTGCCTTGAGGAACGCTTTTTCCCATAGCCATAAGTTTGTGTTGAGGGGTATTAGAAGAACTATCCGAACTGCCTGAACTTCTTCCTACTGCTCCACCTGCACCTAAGTTAACCACTCTTTTTGCTTTGGTTTTGCGGTTACCTTTGTCCATAGTACCAACCGCCGCAAACTTACGACGGCCCATAGACTTTTCAGTGCCTTCGCTTTCTTTACGGCGAGAAGCCATGCTTTGCTTTTTCTTACCTTTGTTTCTTTCGCCTAAAGATTCATCTAACCGAGAATCATAACCTTGTTTTTTACGAGCCATTTTTAAGCCTCCGGTAGTAGGTTTCACGAACTCTTAACATATCCATTAAACCAAATTGTTGTTCATACTCTGTGTAATACCCTGTTTTCTTTAATTTTTCTCCAGCTTCATGCAACTTGCTTAATCTTTGTATAAAAATCATGGCATAGTCGGTATCTATCACACTTAAAAAATCATTTTCAGTGTAAACAATATCGCTAGGCTGATCCTCGGGATGATACGCCATTAACCAAATGTCTTTTTCGATAAAAATACCTTGAGAAATAGCCTCATTCAAACCGTCAATGTGCTGATAAAACTTTTCAGAATCTTTAATGTAATTAAGGTCCACAAGAACCACTAAATCGTTTTTATCGTCCCAAGTAGAAATCAACGTCGTTAAATCTTGAAAAGCGGGACACGTCTTAAACGCAATCCCTACGCGGTCTTCCGCCCACGCTCCTTCGGCAAAAGGACATGGGGGCAAATTAGCAAAGCTAGGGTTAACTTTTTCTAAAGCTTCCTTAGACCAAGACCTAATTTCTTTTTTAATAGCGTCTTCTATTACCATGCTTTACATGACCAGTAACGTGGCGTGAATTTATCTTTAGCAGTATCACAATTGTGACGCGCTCTAAAGTTTTTACGGCGGCTAGGTTGATCTTTTTTTATCGTCATGTTGGCATCACCAAAACGCACTAACTTTATTTCTGTACCTTTTTTAGCCAAAACCGCCGACTTTTTAGCGCCTTTAACGCTTCTTTTAGGCTTGTTATACCCAGCAAAAGTTTCTCCTCGGTACTTCAACCTACCGCTAGGCAACCGCTCTACGTTCTTAGTAGTAGCCATTAATTATAAAACACCGTAAAAGCCGCAACATCGGCTACTAAAAAATTAACAAAAACCCCGTCTGAACACAAAAGCCCTTCATCAGGAATGTCGGGGTAATCTGAACTGGCTGCCGTACCAGAAGTTTGTAATGTCAAAACCGCATCCCCGTTATTACCATTAACAAAAGCTAACGGACCAGAGTTGCCACTATTAACAAAATAAACGCCTCTAATACGCGCCCTTCCGGCAAAAATAGTTTTAGAAATAGTCGTCCCACTTCCTACGGTTACGTTGCCGGTTAAAGCCCCACTAACAGCGATCTGGGTTATGGTTTTAAATACTTTTGTAGTGCTTACAGTTGCCGAGGAACCCGGACCATTTAAAGTTTCGGTTACAGCATTGTCGTTTGCATCTGTCCCGGTAAAAGTAAAAGTTTTACCTGTTTCCGACGAACCCGCAGAGGTAACTGTTGCATTACGCACCGGAACTAAAGTAGCAACTCCACCACTTGTAAGGGCGCCATCAATCGTTAAATTGGCTGCGCCTCCAGTAGTTTGTGCTTCACAAACCCCATTTGGATCGACAGCAGCAACATCTGACGATAAGACATAGGTCGAAAAAACATCTGAACCTGCCATAAGTTACTCCTTAATTTCGCCACGCAAAATCATGGCTTTGTATGCAGCACTGCCCGGACTTGGCATATCGGCTTTTTTCGCAGGTGCTTTCTTAACTGCGGCTTTTTTCGCAGGTGCTTTCTTAGTAGCCACGGTAGTCTCCTCCCAAGCTTCATTAATATCGGGAGTAGAGGGGTCATCCCCTCTAAACTTCCCGGTTTCGTTTCGCGCACGTTTACGAGTTGTAGTCGCCATAATTTATACACTTATATTATAAGAAACACCTCGATCCTGCGCTGCCAAAACATAGTCTACGCCCATGCTTTTGGTTCCCGTAGCATCTCCACTAACCGATATAATCGCTGGAGTGATGTTTGCAGTGGGTACATTCGCGGTATGAGTACCTACCAACTGCTTATCTACAAAGAACTTAACTACTTCAGTTCCGCCAGTAAGTTTACCTTTGGTTGCAGTAAAGCCTAATGTAACGAAAGTTCCGTCAGTCAAATCGTGAGTGCTTGTCAAGACAGTTTCTGTCTCAGAGTCTCCACTCTCAGTGATTAACCGAAGCCTTGCGCTGCCATCATCCATTTGAAAACCAATACGGTTAGATGACAAAAAGCCCGCTTCTGGGTTAGTAGCAAAGTTTTCGCACATTCCCCAAAAAGCATCCATTTGACCCACACCTGAACCAGATGTGCTGTCTACATAGATCCTTGTTTCAAAATAAACCATTTCGCCTTGTACATTAGGCAATCGAAATATTTCGTTGGCTTGAATAGAGCCGCCATCGTTGTCCGTCGTTGCCGTAGAAGTAATAACCAATACTCCGTTAGCAACGTCTGCCGCAATAGCTACCGTTGCGCCACTGTCTTTTACAACAGTCCAGCCAGTGTCGAGTTCATCAACAAAGTCGTCCCATTTGGAACATTGATCGGGCCATACGCCTATGTTTAAGTTTTCCAGCCCTTTCTGGGCTGCCGAATAAAGAATCGGGCCTTTAAAATGAGTAGCCATGTAGTGTTCTCCTGTCGTGGCTAGTGTCTACTGCGGGATGCAATAGTCAGGTAACTTACTTAGTATAAACCAATAAAAAAAGGGCGACAAGAATGCCGCCCTTTCTCTGTAACAACAAAGTTACTTATGCGCCCGGTGTTCCATAGACACAACGCCAATCAGAGACGCCAAAAGCGTATCTCTCACGAGCCTTGAATCGCATGTTACCAGTGTCAAAATCTCCTTCCATCGCTGTTTTAAGCGGAGTACGGTTGAAGAGTTTGAAACCATTTGGACAGTCGGTTTTAACAAAGTACGCATCGGCATCAGTAAAGAAGTGGTTTACGGCCGCTCCTTCTGGAAGCATTCCCATTGATTTCATTGCGTTTATGTCGTTATCGGCCGTACCCGGACGAAGGTTTGAGTTAATGATTCTTTCAGCAATAAACTGAAGTTCTTTAGGAATCAACAACTTAGTGCCGCGAACGGCAATTTTCAAACCTCTTTCATCAGTAAACCCAGCAATCTGAATCAAAATGTCTTCAAGAGACGTTTCGTTCAAATCAGCAGGAGTCTCTAAAAGGTTTCTCTGATTACCAGACAAACTTGGGTGAGCGGCTGAACAAAGTGCAGCGCCGTCGCCAATTGGAGAAGTGGTTAAAAACGCATTGTTTAAAACACTAGCTCCTTTGATTTGCTTGGTTTGAGCCATAGAACGAGCCAATGCACGAGTGTATCGGGCCGCTAGACGATCATAAAGATTGTCTTCTACAGCTTCTTCAGTGATAGAGAACGCTAGAGCAATAGTTTCCATTGTGTAACGTGCAGTATAAGTTTCCTGCGCGTCATCAAAGTTAATTGCACTGCCTTCTGTTTTAACGGGAGCAGTTCCGAAACCAGACAACATGACTTCTTCCTCAAATGCTCTGTCAGAGCCTTCTGATTCAAAAATCTCAGCCGCTTCGTTTTCGTACCTGTCATACTCCAACCCAAATAAGGCATTCAGGCCGGGTTCTAGTTCCTTCGCTAATTGAGCGCGAGAAATAGTCATAATCAGCCTCCTTAGTTAAGTCCGGTAGAATCCGCAGTAGTTTGAGAATCAAAGCTACGGGTTCCGGCGTTAAAGTGAGCGTTTAACCGCACCACAAACGGGATACCCGCTACGGTGTAGTCGCTATTTGCCTCATCATCCACAAGCCCAACAATACGAAGTGGAAGCGTTGCAGTCGCTGCTGCATTAGCCACACTCATTTGAGATGTAGAAGACCCTGTATCTGTTGACCCAGTACGAGCCGACGTTCCAAGATCCGTGTTAGCAAAAACCAGACCTTGAGCAGTTGCTCGGTCGGTTGTGCTTGCATCAGAGGCTATCTGAAATAACTGGTTAGGGTTGTCAGCAACATAAGCACGGACAGGATGATTTGTGTCCACACTTACACCACCCGAACCGGGCCAGTAATTAAGCCACACAGGCTTCTTTTGAGTTGCATCGTGGTACATAACTCCAGTAAGCACACCTAGTGCTTGAGTTGTACCGCCGTTTGTAGCACCGGCTTGACCTATAAATCCTGTAGCAAGTGGAACAACAATTTCGCCATTAAAAATGGCGTTAGTGTCGTTGTTGGCTAATTCATACTCAGTAATACCAGTTGAATTTGCGCCGCTTCCCACCATACCAATAGGACGTAGACCATAGGCAGTTTCTTGATTTGCCATAAGACTAATCTCCTAAAAGGTTTGGGTCACTCTTTATGAGGACCACCAAAGTTTACACGAGATTGACGGTCAGGTTTGCTGATCGTCATTGTATTGTGAGCATTCTCTCTCTGTAACTCTTGGTCTACCGCATCTTGCAGGTCTTTAGCGCGACCTTGATAATAATCGTTTCTTTCTTTTACGGTTTCCAAAGGTATACGAGCTAACAATAGCCCACCAACCCCAATTACACCTTCATATTTACCTGAATCAACCACGGGAGCCTCAAAATCAGGATGTTCGTCTGCACGTACCAGTTCGTATCCTTCTCGTAATCTTGCTGAAACATTTTTAGTGTCAACAAAACCACGCGCTTCTGAGCGTATCCACCGATGTTTGTACCCTTCGGGTGCAGGTGGTGCATCTAAACTAGAGGAGGGTGCCCAAGGCTTACGCCTTGCGGTCTTTTCTCTAGTGGTGTCTGCGCGAGGAGTTTTGGTGCCCTCAAACCCTTTCTTAGCTGATGACATCATGTTCTCCTAAGTTTTGACATACTTCGCGTATTCTTCTAGTGGCACCCCAAGTTTTTTCGCAATAGCGACTTGGCTTTGGGTGAGTTTGACTTGCGTCTTGCGTCCCTTACTTCTACTGCGCGAATTTCCAGCTACATTTTGGACGGGTTTTCTACTGGAACCGCTATTAAACTCTTGTGGGAATCTACCCTGTATACGAGAATCTAGCTCATCATAATAGTCATCGCTTAAAGGGTCAAATCCTTCTTGATCTACCATTTTCTGATGTATCCCAAAAGCAGCAAAAGTCATGGCTTCATCTTTTCCAAACCATTCGTTTTTAGAGGCCCATTCTTCTGCTTTAGGGTCAGGTGGCTGCTCTGGTTGCTGTTGGGGAGGTGGAGGCTGCTGTTGCTGTTGGGGTTGTTGTTGAGGCGTCGCCGCAACTTGTTGAACCTGTTGTTCCCGAGTACGTTGAACACCCTTATACGCTTGCGCCGAAGCGGCTAATTCCGCAAGTTTGCGCTGGCTTTTAACGACTTGATCCGTATCTCCACGATCCATTGCCTCTTTTAGCTGAGACTCTGTTTGATTTTGCTCTATGTTTAAACGGTTGCCATACTCCGTCATGTATCCTTGATCAACCGTTTGTAACTTGCTTTTTAAAGCATCTGCTTCGGTCTTTACGCCTTGTGCGTATTTTATAGCATCCTGCTCTCGTCGCTCGGCTTCCCGCATTTTTTTAGTTAATCTATCAATGCGTTTTTTGACGTTTTTCGACACTTCCTCATGCTCGTCGTCAACGTCTTCTCTTTTCGCCTGTACTTCCGACTCTACTTCTACTTCGGTTTCGTTTTTTTCGCCCGTATCTTGCGAGGGAAGGTCTACCGTAGTTTCTTCGTACTCCTCAAAACTAAGGTCTACTTGTCCGTCTTCTTGCTCGTGAGTGTTACTTTTTTCGTTTGCCATTGACTTGTCCTTAATAACTTAAAATATCATCAGGGTCAGAAATAGTCGCTATAACTTCGTCGTCGTTAAGTATGCGAACCTCGCCACCTTCTATTCGGAATCTAGACCCCGCATAACGCGGAAAGACCACCCACTCTTTTTCCTTGCACCAAGGTCCTTCTGGAAACTTGTCGGTGTCTTTATAAGCTAAAGGGCCTTGCCGAAGAACATAACCTACCACTGTTTGAACTTGATCTTCATCCAACGTAGATTTAGTTATGGCTATCCCGCCAGAAGTAATTCCTTTGCCTCTATACGGCAGCACCAGCATTCTCCAACCGGTAGGTTGAGGCATACGATCCATTAAAGAATTACTAATCTGGGAAGGCTCTAATACACGCTCATCGGGTTCTACATAAGCGTCATCAATGGTTTCTACTTTTGCGGAAGCGGTAACGCCCGCAGGGGTAATAATTGCACTAGTCATCTAACTGCTCCTGTTTTTGTAAGAGGCCCGAGAGTTCCTCTTCTACATAAAATAAAGCATCCAATTCACCCATGAGCTTTTGATACTGCTCCATGTTTTGAATGCCGTTGTTTACTAAAATATCTCCAACGCTTTGACGCCGAGTTCTTACTGTTTTTTGTACAAACTGCACTAACTGAATAGTGTCCATTCTTATATTTCCTTATTTAATCGGACACTATCTTATACTATTTTACTCCTCAAACCAAACAGGATTAACGTGGGGGCGATTAGCCAAATGAGCGTCTTTAATGGCGGCTTTGCTTTGTCCAAAATACTCTACGGCAAGGTGGTTTTTTACAAGTTCTTGGCACAACCACTTGTCATATACTTTAAAGTCTCCCAAGTAACGTCCGTACTTTCCTTTTTCGTGAGTCTTTAACGTAGCGACTGATCCGATTTTAAGGAAGTCTTGAACAAATCCTTTGGCCGCGAGTCCAAAACGTTTTTCTTCCAGATCTCTAGTGCGAGATTCCTCGCAATCAACCCCGAAAAGCCTAATACGCTGATTTGTAACAGAAATATTCCAGCCAAGATCCACATCCACATCTACCGTATCCCCATCGATTATTTTGAGAATGGTGCAGCGAAAGATATAAGGATCAGACATAGGTGTTAGTCTTAATCATGTCAGTCACCTCTAAGCTACGACCTTTTACCTGTCGTGCCCATAAGCTATCTAAAAATTCAACGGCGGCTTTGGAATGTTCCCCTTTCTCCATATGGCCGATTGCTTTCTTAAACTGAGCGAAGCGTACCCGCCCCAGATTGAAGTGCATATTAATAATGCCATCACGCCGCGCACCGTCCTCCAGTTCAGCAAACCACTTGTATTCCCGCGACAATTCCTTGATGGTGCGAAGAATATCATTGGACAACATATAATCGATTTCGTCATCGCTTAAACCAAGCCCTTTGTGACTTGCCGCGCCTTCTATATTTCGCCCACAACCAATGTGTAAGATTCCCAAAGAATCTCTGTATGCGTGGGTTTTTACGCCTTCGTGGCGCTTGAGTGTTTCTATTAACTTTTCCATTTTATTTTCTGACACTACTGTCTCTGCCGTAGAAGCTGGAGGCGGCTGAACTAACAAGCCCTCCCAGATAACCGATAACAAGATTAGTTGTAGCAGCATCAACATCTGCTCCCATTAGAGTAACGAAAAAGCAGTATACCAAAAAACCGATAAGGGAGATCAAGGCAAACGCTTTACTGGTTCGGTCTTTGCTGAAGTGCCTACGGGCGTCTTTGGCATCTTCCGCTTCTGCATGGAATGCTTCTAGGTCAATCTCCATCTCGCGGATCTTGTCTTCAAACTCTCGATCTGCTTCTTTAACCTCGGCTACCCGATCGGGATTCTTTTCCAAAAACTTCTCAATCTTAACCGGGTTCTTTTCATTAATACCCAGCTTGTCAGACAGCATCTTGATAGCCATCCCCGCGACCGGATTGCTAGAGGCAATTGTCTTGGTGATGGTTGGGGCAAGAGTCTTGAGTAGGCCGCTAAGTTTCATATAACATCCAAAGTTTAATTAGGGCTTCGACGTTCCTAATTACTTTCCCTCGGCGTCTTCCTCCACAATCTCTTCAATCGTGTCACATACGTCCGGGACTCTAATCCCGGTTGTAACTTCAGTAGTTACACGGCCAACGGCTCGTATGCCTTTGTACACACCAGAGCAGTACAGTTCTTTGTTAGCAATCATGTCCTCGGACACGGAACAGCTACTTAACAGGAAGATAAACAATAGACAGACTTGTTTCACGTGGAACTCCTCTTCTTTTTGCGTCGGCTCTTACCGGCGGTGTTCAAGGCAATAGCTACCGCTTGTTTTTGCGGAAAACCCTCGCCTCTCAGTTTTTTTACGTTACTACTTACAGCTTTCTTGGTTTTACCTTTTTTAAGTGGCATAGATCACCTAGTGTTTACAAAAATGGGAGTTTGATCACCAACCCAAGCGCCTACTACATTAAAGTCAAAATACTCATGGGCCTCGTCGTAGGACATTCCTTGACCTTGCAAGACTTCAATACACTTTTCTCTGTCGTAAACGGCAACAGTGGGCTGACCACAACGCTCCCCAGTGCCTATAAGGGCGTCCTCAAATCCATCTGCGAGTAAAAGTTCTTTTTCCATTAGTTAATTGTAAATTTTCCGCCTCTAAGCATGGCTCCCATGCCACGGCACGTTCCCGTAGTGACCTTACCTTTGCCTAAGTTGGTAGGGGTAGGTATTTCTTTGTAGTCACTGAAAGGCGCTTTGCCCTGATCTTGAATAACCTCAAACTTAGAAGCTGCGGGTGTTTTAGGTGGCGGCGAACCGTTTGTTTTTACTGTTCTGCTCATGGTGTTTCTCCTTCTTTTTGACGTAATCTCATCATTTCGCGTCTATCTGACGCACTTATCCGCGCTGCGGTCTGGTTTTCTTGCGATTCTAGCCGATCATCAAACTGACGGCTTCTTTCCTGCATTTTTTGCTCATCTAACCCGAGTTTTGCTTGGTCGTTAGCAATATCTGCCTGTGTTTTCTGACCTTTTATGTCTATTTCTTGTTGTTTGAGAGCAATTAACGGATCGGGACCTTCTTCTTCCCCTCCACCCATGATCTGCTGACTTAACTGACGTACCGCTGTCAGTTCTTGAGCAATAATCTGCGCCACCATCGCTTCCACTTGCAACATCTGGTCTTCCGTAGCCGGTTGACCTTGGTTTTTCTCCACAAATTGGATAGCCGCTTGCTCTCTAGCCTTCAATTTGACATGTTCCAGTACGTGTTTCTGCAAAGCCACTATAACATTAGGCAGTTGCTGCACCATTCCACCCGCCATAAACGTCAAATGCGCCATAATATGCGCGTCATGGTCCTGTCCCTCGAAAGCTCTGAGAGAAATCTCTTCCAAAGCGTCCACGTTCTCCTGTGCTGGATCTTTAGGCTGCGGTTCTTCCACTTCAGGCGCTTTCAAAATACTGTCAATGTCCCGAACACCCAAGGCTTCGTACATTCTGCGGAAGGCTTCCTGCTGGTTGTGTAGCTGCGGAGCTTGCATAGCCAGTTCTAACTGACTTTGCGCCAAAGCAATGCGCTGTGCTTGTGAAAAAATGTTGGGATTGGACACAGGAACCACGTCTATGCGGTCATCAAAGTCCGAAGCCATGATGGTCTGGTCCCCACCGGGCACAGAATACGGATACTCTTGCGGCAGCGACTCGTGCATCACCCTAGCCAGAATCTTAAACTCTTTCCGCATCGCATAATGCAAACGCTTATGCACAGCACTCATCACCCGTGCGCCCTGCTCTAGCATAGCCACCGTTGTCCCTACCGCTGCGCCTTGGTTACCGTCCCCTACTTTAAGATCGGTAATCGTGGCAAACCGTTGTGCGGCATCAACCACAAACCCCAGTAACTGGAACAACGTCGTATCAGGACCTTTGAACGGCAACGGCATCAGGCTATCCCGAATCGCACCGCCCGGAGCATCCACGTCTCTAAACTCACCCGGCTGCAAAGGATCGGCATCGTCCCTGACCCGTAGGCCACGGGCCTTGAACCCTGCTGGCAAGTTAGACAACGTCCCCGCGTCAATCAACTGACGCAAAGCAGCGGTAGCCGTTCTCGACAAACCACCTATTGTGTGGATTAGCCCTAGCCCATAGAAACCAAAACCGGGCAAAAACTTGTAATGTACAAAATAATTAATCTTTGTTTTTTTAGGGTCTTCTTCCGCGTAGTTTCTGCGAATAGATAGCACCGTTCCTTTCTCTTCGCTGATGGTCACGATATAGGGAAGTTTTATTCCCGTAGGCTCGTTCTCATCATCCATGTCTTCAAAGCCGTCTAAATCCAGTTCAACGTGAAACTCCAACAGGTTAACGTCATAGTTAACGGTACTAGACGGGTCCACCCCTTCTATCTTGTTAATTTCTTTCTGAACTTCGTTATCAGGACCCTGCTGCGGTTCTAGCTCTACGTCTCTGTAGAATCCTGCAAGTTGTTGTTTTCTAAGGTCATTAGCCGACATCGGCACAACGTGAGTGATAATCGGACACGTCTCTAGGTTAGACGTTTCATAAGGAACCACTAAATGCTCGGCAGGAACAAAGGTACTGACCGGACGCTCTAACGCCGAATCGTAATACACTTTCTTAAACGTCGATCCTGCTAACGGTAAATAAAACAACATCTGATCAAACTCAGGAGTGTATTCCTCCATAATGTCCGTCAGGTAATAATTCATAAACTGCTTAACGCGCTGGGCTTGCTGTTCTTTTTCTTTGGTTAACGCACCCATAATAGTCGTGCGAACCGGACCCTCTGGCGGCAAAAGCTCGTTGTAAGCCTGTGCCTGAAACTGAGTGGCAGCTTCGGCTAGTAACGGATGCGTTACTCCCGTAGCACCGCGAAACGGCTGAGTGCGTTCCTCATAATGAAAACCCAATAACTTGAGTCCCTCAGAATAAGTATCCATCCACTCTTTGCGGGTTTCGTTGTTCCCTTCATACTGACCCTGCAAGTCCGCCGAAAGCGTACCTAACACCGTATCGTCCATGTCTTCAGCAAGGTTCCTGTAAAAGTCTCCTTCGTCCACCATCCTTTCATCTTGCGGGTCAAAGTCCACTAAAACCCCGCCGTCTTCCGTGTCGCTAACTTCAATCTCAGCCATCAAACCTTCAATGTCTAACCCCGTGGTCTGAGGAGCGCCAATTTCGACATCGTCCATAATCTCAATGTCCACGGTATTCTCTACCATTGGCGTGATGCCTTCACCATTAGCCATCTACTTTCTCCTCGCCATGATGCGGTCTATCGTTCCGGCCATCTCTGGACTCATACTTTGTCCTTGCATACTGCCAATTCCTGCTTGGGCCATGAGCCGTGATCCGACAGCCTTGGACCGCGAGTCTTCGACCTCGCCTCCGTGAGCAAAGCCAACCTTGTCCTTGTCTTCAAACCCAAATTGAGTAAGATCAATATCTAACTCGCCCGCCCTTTTTATAGCATCCTCTTTCTTTAGACCAAAAGACTGCGCTACTTGATCTAAACTCATCTTGTTGCGCTTGGCAAAATCCAACATCCGGTAGGCTGCTTCTTGAGCCGTATAATCCTCATCCCCTACCGCCTTATCATCACCAAAACCGGTGCGTAATTGTTCCTGCCTTGCGGCTAAAGTATTGTACATTGGCTGCGCTGCGGATATGTCTTCCGCTGTTTCAGTAATAAAACCACCGCCATAACCACCGTCGGCTACCGCTTGCAATACCGAATCAGTAGCTTCTCCTATATTTCGTTCGCCTGTTTCACTAAGCGTAAACCCCGGCTGCATACCAAACTTTGTAGCTTGATCGGTTAACGTACCTGCCGCAACGGAGCCGACAACCGGTTGAACCGCTTCTGCGATCTGTCTCGCCGTAATTCCGCCGACAGACGCCGCATAATCCCCAATACGCTGTGCAGCAATATCTTTGGTAGGGGAACTGTTATACAAGTCTTGAATGACTTGGGCGTCAAACCTCGGGGCGGGTGTAGGTGTAGGTGTAGG